TACTTCCATCACCATTTATAAAATAACAACATCCTGGATCATTAGTATCTGAACCATTATTTTGATCAGCACAATTAACATCTTCGCATCCAATAAAGTAGTCACATGGAAATGGTGTTGGCCCCTGATTACATGTATAAGGATCTGTTTCCAATAGCGCATAACAAAAACAACCACCCCCTCTAAAGGCTTGAGGTGGTCCAGAAATAAATCCTTGACGATTTGAGTTAAACCTAAAAGGTTCTGAGAAACTAGGAAGACTGCATGTAAGAAGAGAAGCATCTGGCATTTCACCAAATTCTTGACCTGTTTTTTCAATAAGACCACATTGGGTTGTGGAAGATACTCCATCTTTGTCAATGAGTTGAACTGCAATTTCATTGCAGTACTGCATAAAACTAGTAATAACAACACCATCAATCTCTATGTAATTATTAGAAGATGTACAAATATTTTCCGCTTCTGCTTCTGTTAATTCACCAGTTCCTATTTTTTGAAAAGCATCACAACATGGACAGCAAGAATAGTCAATAAACCGATTTGCAGAAAAAGAGTAATCATCATCACCCGTTACACCTGTTGTGGGATATACCTGATTAACTAAATCTTTATGTGTAACAGGGGTTCCATCATACCAAGAATCGTAGCAATGACCAGTTTCATCACATATTTTTCTGTGACCAATTAAATCAATTTCAAAAGTATGAGAAGCATTTGGACTAATTTCAAATTCGCCAATAACTTCTTTATTAATATTTGGTATTCTTCCATTATCTATAAATGCTGATTGAATATCAGTAGTGGAATCACAATTAGAACAGCCAGCAGTTGATGGATTTATCATCTTTCCAAACACATAATTATTAACACTACCAACAATATCATTGCTTCTTATTTTTAAATCCATATTTGTAATATATGAATTAGTGGATTGCAAAGAATTTGGAGATACCAATATGAATTTTGATTGTGCTGCATCCACACCAAGCAAATAATCAACAGGATCAATTACATTAGTATCAAAATCTAATCTAATTTTTGATATAATATTATCAATATCAAATTCAAATCCACTAGTTGAATTAAATTTATCTATAGACATTTATCAAATTTCTTGTTTAAGTACCTTTATAAGACTTACAGTTACTGAATTTGTGTATTTAACATATGCATATGTTGCACCAACTTCTGCAACTATATTTAGTGTAAATCCACCATCTTCTACCACACTTGCATATTGAATAAAGTTGCCAGTGGTGCTAGTAACACCATTTATCTGTAACAGGAACTCTGTAGTAAATAACTTGCCAGTATCAGATACTGCTTGAATTAAATATTTTATACTCTTTCTAGCAGATCCGTGAACAATTCTATCAATAATTTTTGAAGAATCTGGAACTGTATATGAATGCACAAGTGATGCGGTTGTTTTACTTGTTTGACGATAGTTTGAACTTGCGTCAACATTTAATACTTGTAGAGTAATTTTTGAACTATAATCTTGTTCTAATGTTTTTGATCCATCTGTATTAAAATTGTAATTAGTAAGCATTAACCCCTTAGACGCATTATTTTCCAACATGTAACCTGAAGAAATTGAATTACTTGATCCTGCTGGTCCAGTACCAATTAATAGTGTGGTTGGTAGGCACATAGAAGCATCATCGCTTAAGTTATACCAACTGGTATTGAATACTCTAGAAGTTATAGAACAATTTGTTGAATTGTTGTAATTTGTACCATCGGACTGTTGTGCTAAATTATAACCACTAAAATCTAGAGACATAAGAGATGTAAATGCTACCCTACCACTAGATGATGCTAAAGCAATCATATTTCCAGATGCACCTAGTATAATTCCTGAAGTTCTATTTATACCATAATATGCACCTTGTTGAGATTGGACTGCCTGTAATTTAATTGGTGTGATTTGAGATGTTTCCAACTTAAACAATGAATATGAAGGAGATGTATTATCATCAGTATTTCTTGTAACACTTAATCCCACTATACTAGAAATTATATATCTTGTATAATCAAAAGTTCTTTCCATAGAACCTAATACATTAAACTGTAATATACCTTGTCCCAACCCACCAAGAGGAGCATCGTTTACAGTTATGAATTTTAATTCATTACCCTCAAAATACATAAATGATGAATTATTTGGATCTGTTTGTAAAAATTTAGTTTCAAATTGAGCACCATTTGAATATCCGTATAATATACCAGAACCATCTCCTGCATTATTTAAAGAATCTCCTGCAATTTTACCTAAAGATCCCCAATTAATGGATGCGGTTAGCACTGCAGAATTTGGAATAGCGTTAAGACCAAATGTTGGAGTAATGGTATATTTTAATTCACCAGTAGCATAATACAATTTATCCAATTGTGTAAGTACTGTGGTATATTCTGGAATGACTTGATCAACCCAGTCACTTGTTCCTATTGTGTTAATTCCTAAATCACCAGTAGAAGCAATTGAAGATGTAATAACAATAGAATGATTTGTATCGTTTACAGTAACATTAATACCAGATCCACCAACTATACCAAAACTTTCTGTTGTGTTTGCAGAAATTGAACCAGAATTTGTAGTTATAGTTTTGAAAAAATTATTATCAGAAAACCCTAAAATTGCCAAAACATCAGAAGCATCTAATGATGTTAAATCATTAGATCCAAATCTTCCAAGAATACCATTTGGCTGAATTAATAAATCGGATGGTGTTGTATTGGAATTAGTATTACTAATTCCTACCTTTACTGTATTATCTGCCATTACAGCAAGATAACTATTTGTTATAGAATTGGTAGAAATACCAAAATTAATAGTATCAGTTGAAGTAGCATCTAAAAATAATGGAGATCCTGCAGTACTCATTTGCAGAGTTCCGTGGCTTTCTGGCATGGTATACTCGGCGGTAGCAAAATCAAATTCCCATCTGTTTGCAGTGTTACCAACCACACCATCACCAGCAGTCAATAAATATTGTTTATTTTCAGAAGAAATATAATCAGTTGCAAATTGACCTTCTTCTAATTGTGCACCATAAAAATAACACTCTTTACCAGTCTGAGATCCATTAAATGTCAGTTTAACTTGACCACCTGATGCAAATGTCCAATATCTCAATATTCCATCACCACGGGTTTGAGGAGTACCTGGTTTATAAATTGTTTCTGTAGTAGGAAGAATGAATGTGAAAGTAAATCTTTTCCATGTGTTGTCTGCTAATGTTGTAAATTCTTCAGAATATACAGCAGAATTATATGATCCATTCCAATACGATAATTGAAATCTAACAGAATTTGCTTCACCTGCAGTTTTGTTTTTTGCATATATCGAATAAGTATAACGCGTATTTGCTATATGATTTGGCATAACAAAATAATAACCAGATACATTGTTAGAACCTAAAGCAACTTGTCCTATATTTACTGTTGTACTATTTGGTCCAGTTATAGAATTAATTTTAGTACCTGTTATGGTGCCACCATATCCATAAGGCCCATAATAAGCACTAGTATTTGAACCACCACTATAAGTATCAACCGTTATATTAGATGTCTGATCAAATCCTAGAGTATCACTTTTTGCAATATAATTAGTTACTGTTCGTTTTTGCACAGAACTTGCAGTAATAGTTTCTGCAGTATCTAATATTTTAATTGCATTAAATGCTGCTCCATATTTGTTTGAAATTTTTATTGTAGGTATTCCAGAAATAGAATTGGTTATACTGTTAAAAGTACTTAATTCTATACCATCTCCTTCTTGTAATCCCACCAAAGCAGAATTAATAGTATTTGTTGTATTATATCTAAATGCAGCAACATCAATTGGTAATATTCCAGGTAAAGTAGTTTTACCATTAGGAATTCTAATAATTCCAAAATTTCTACAATTATTAAAATTATCACTAGTAGTAACACCATAAAATGCTTGATTATATACAGCAGAATTAAATTTATCAATAAATTTAGTAGCTTCTGTGTTTGCAAATCTATTTGCAACTACACTTAAAGAAGTTTCCCAATGAATTACTCCGCCAGTATCACTTGTTACAAACGAATTATTAGTGGATTGTAATGCTGTTATTGCACTAACAGAACTAGCATCATCTGGTGTATAAAGAATAGAATTTTTGAATTGTTTAATTAGTCTATCTATACCAAAACTATATTGTCCAATAACAGGGACAGCAAGACCTGTTGCATCAATTCTAAATCCATCCGCATAAGATTGTATTGAAATTCCAGTACCAGCATATACATTAATATTATCATCGTAATCCGTTGCGGTAAGTGATCCAGGAGTATCATTTGTAGTTGAATCACCGCTCCAAGAAACTGTTCTAAAGAATTTTCCACGAATATACAGAGTATCACCAGAAGTATGGTTTTCACCAATAACCTCGACTCCACCAACACCTAACACACTAAAAGAGTCATTTGCAGAAACCGCTTGCAAAACATCTCCACTATTTGAAAAAATTGAAGAATATGTTGGTTGATATCCAGGAATCAGTGCTCTGAGTATTAATTGCTTAGAAGAAGGATCTGTCTGTAATGATATTCCTTCACCTGCAACAAAAGTAAAATTACCAGTAGACCCATCAGAAGTTACTGTTGCTCCTGCTCCAACAAGTATTCCATTTTCTGCATTGTCTATTGCATTAAATGAACCAAAAGAAAGTCCACCCTGACCAGAACCTATTGGTATTACAATACCACTACTTGTACTTGTTGCAGTGAATAGTGGTTTTATTACTCCAACAGATGGTTTAGTTACACTATAATTTGGTGAACCAGAAGAAAGATAATATATAGCACCAGTATTTAAATTTGAAACTGGTAATGTAAATTCTCCAGAAACTGCAACCCATATTTTTCCATCGCTTTTTCTTTCAACAATACCTAAAACTGTAGATTCTATAGGATCTGCTGCAGTTGTCCATGCACATTTTACAATTTTTGCAGTAGTATCAGTATTATCGTATATTCTTACAACATCTCCAACAACAATACTAGAATCATAATTTGCAGTTACATATCTATTTGTCCATTTAGAATCCAAAATACCATTAGAATTACTAACAGGAATAATGTATTGTGTATAATCTGTTGCTTGTTTAAAATTAGTTGTGGATCCACCAACATTTCCAATTTGAATCTTATCAGTAATTAAAAATGTACTTGTGATAGGACTAATTGTGTCTATAATGGAAGAAAAAGTAATATTTTCACTAGCATCAGTATCAGAATACGATTCTCCAGTTTTTCTATAGATAAAATCTAATCTATTAAAGTAATGTCTCGCTGTCAACGACCAAGCATGATCATCCGAAGATGTACCAAAATACCCCATAGAAAGATCAATAACAACATCGTATTGTGTACCTGAACTAGCAAAATTAAAATAGGCATCTTTATTAATACTATCAGATATAAATGCATAATCTGAAGATATTCCTATACCTCTATTTGATATCCATGCAGATTTTGTGGTACTATATAAGAAACTAATTTTAGTATCAGGAGTTAGTGTGTGTAATACTATACCAGAATTATTAGAAACAACAGGATTATCGTGTCCTAAATTTAACTGATGATCCACAGAATTTAAACTAGCAACTGTTATTTCTCCTAAAAATTCATGATTTGAATTAATAATTGGAGGAAGTATATCAGAAGATAAAACAGAAAATAAATAATTTGAAGAACCTGTAGCAGATCTTTCTAAAAGGATATAATCATCATTTCTTACAGAAGCAGAAGATGAAAAAATACCTTCAAGGTCAAGAGTAATATCAGCACTACCAACATCGGGATATAATTTAACACCTTTGCCGATATTTAATCCAATAGTAACTACTCCATTATTTCTTGCTTCATATAATCCACGATTAAGAATAACATCGTACAAACTTATAGGATTTACATAATCTATTAATTTATTTGTTGCTAAAAACCAAGTATAAAAATCATCAGATAATTGTAATTTTTCAATATTTGGAGTAATATCAGTAGGATTATCTGTGCTCATTTATTTTTACCTTGTAACATATTTTTCAAACTATTTAACTCTTGTTTTAATATTTTTATATCATTTTCCATATCTATCATATGTTTCTCGTCTTTTTTACCCTTTACAAATTTTCTAATTTCAGAAACATTAGTATTAAGTATGGCTCTAGAATATGTATCTCGTATTAAATTAACATTTCCTTCAACTGGTATATTTTTCATATTATGCCTTATGCTACTGTGATTATTCTTAAATCTTTAAGTTTTGGTACTACATGGCTATTTTTTTCATTTGCATACAATACCAATTTAATAGAATATCTCATAAATGTGTTGTTTACCGCCGTTTCAGGAATCTTAAAAGTAATATCTGTAAATTTATTAGGATCACTAGTAGGAGTATCAATAACCACAGATTCTAATAGTTCGTATGGTAAATCTTTAGCCCCTGTATCAGTATCAATAAATTGACGTTTGATGTATACGTTTAGTCCCGTTCCTTCTGGTCTATTTATTTTTAAATACACATAACAATCTTTAGTTTGCATTTGAGGATCAAGTTCAACAGTTTTTGTAATATACCTAGCATTAATAAAATCTGTATGAGATGTTGAGAATGGATATAATTCATTTCTTTCTCTAGTCACCATACCACCAGAACTAGTAAATGTTTGTTCTTTCATGGTAGATATTATATTTGAAACAGTTATCAATTTTAATCTATCAAGATCTATTAATGGAGCAATTACACCATCACTGTGTAATTTAACAGATAACAATACACTAGAACCGTTATATAATAATTGTTTTTTTGAATCAAAATAAATATTTGTATTTGGATTTATAGTTTGTTGAGGAATTGCTTCAGAATATATATCATCCCCAATTTGATCAATAACCTTTATACCAATCTCTGTCATGTTAGAACTAAAATCAAAATGTGAAAGATTTATATTTGCAAGAGAATATTCATAACCTGAAAAATTCAATATAGATTCTTCGTTAAAAATTAATTCCGCAGATGTTTCAAACTGACATCTGTGCATTTGAAACGATAAATCTATATTTTCATATGAAATCCAATTAGAATTTTTATTAGTTTTAAATAACTTACCAGCATATGGTTGAGTAGATGCTCGATTTGAACTGTTTTGAATAATCTTTCCACTCTCAGCAGTCCATACCGAATACATATCACTATTTGTATATAAAACAATAGAATGTTCTCCTGGTAATAAATGCACAGGTGCATCAAATTCAAATGATGTTCCATTAGCAGAAGTAGGAGCAGAAACCGTTGTAATTTGTGATGGTGATTTTGAAACCGTTGAAGATGGATATGCATATGCATTTTCACCGATAACAGGAACACCTGAAGATACTGGTCTGATTTCTAATGTTATTGGTAATATTTGATCTTTACTTGCAAAATACATATCAATTTTACTTATAAACATACCATTAGGATATTTATTTACATCTACTGAAAATGTTTGAGCCAATATGGTTTGTTGACCAGAACCATTAAATGATACATTTTTAGTTTGATATGATGATAAATGATCATTTAATTCTGTAATAAATCCATTTGTAGTATAATCGGCTTGTGCATAAGTTGTTGCTAAAGATGGTTCATAGTTTTCATTATCCATAACAATAATATTCTTTTGACCAGTTTTAAATTCCCCTTGTGGAATAGTAAATTGTAAATTAATAGAACCAACAGAATCTGTAGTAAATATTCTAGATGCAGGATTTATAATATTTGAACAATATGAATCAACACGAACACCATCAAAATATGGATAAATTCTAGTATTAGGTTTCATCTTTCGGACAAACATATTAATTGTCTTTGAAGAAACATATGGAACAATATCAATATCTATTGTATTTTCTCCTATTTTCTTTTTAGAAATTTTTGGAGTTTGTACTTTTATTCTTTCATCTAAGTGTCCTAAAAATTGAGTTTCTCCCTTACTATCTTCAGAATAACCTTGCCAATTTTTTTTCCAGAAATTCCATTTAGTACCAAACGCTCCTAAATTGTTATTTAATGCAGAATATTTCATATTCTGAAATGTATCATTTTCTCCATTATAATTACTAACAACATCTGGTGTTACTGAAGCATCGTATACAAAATCTCCATTAGAAGAAAGACTAATATCACCTATCCACATATCTATAGAAAATGGAGATATTTTCATTATATCTGTGTATTGTAATTGTTGTATTTCAGGAATACTTGAAAAATTTAAAGTTACTAAATTTGGAGCAATAGTAAATTGACTATTTCCTGCTGGTTGATATTCTCTAATAACACGATACAATCCTGTAGATTTTTGCTGATTTAATTCCATATTAATAAATTTACAATCAAATGTTGGTCTTAGAATGTTTTTATCAGAATCTATACAGATATTATAATCAGGATTTAATGTATCACCAATTTCATGATTTATAAATGAATCAACAAGAATAGAAGTTTTTGGTCTTTCTTTTTCCATATCATTCAATATAACAGTTCTTTGTGCAGATTGTTCTAGATAATTTAATTTTGTAATATATTCTATATTTTCAATACGTTCTTCCAATACGCGAATATCATCCATGGTATATCTTTGATGATTAATATTAACCAATTTTGCTGTATCGGTTTCTCCAAAATATGCTGGCACTTCTATTTTAAATAATGTCATGCTGTATAACTGATCACTTGGAAAAGTTGGATCTAATGAAGAAACTCCACCAATTAAACTCATTGTCTTGTCGCGCGACAATACTAATTTATATTTTCTAGGAAGATAATATGAATATGATATATTCATAGTAGAACCAGTTATAGGAATTCCTGTTATTCCAGCAGTTTCAATATTACCAATATCCGATATGTATTGATATGGTCTGAAATCTATAACAGAATCTAATTGTATTTTTTGATTTGTACTAGGATCTAAATGTATTGGATTTTGATCATAACCATCAATATATGATGCTGGAATAATAGGACCAGATTCTGTACCATGATCAAAATACGTATATGAAATCAAACAAGGAGTTCCATTTGGAACTGCTTTAACAAAAGTTCTTGTAGAATCTGGAAAATTATAATCTCTCCATGTTTCTTTTGCAGTTACTGTGGAAAGTTTGTACATATTCTGAGTCTGATTTGTATTTAATTGTAAAATTTCCAAAGGAATTTGTGTATTAGTATCCAAATCAACACACGAATCTATGGAAATAACATCAGAACTTCTTAAAGATATAATTCCTGTAGCATCGTTAAATGATGTAACTTCAATTCTTTTCTTTTTTGTTTTTGTTCTTATATTCGAAGAAAGAGATCCTGTTACTGCAACAGGACACAATAATCTATAAGTACCTGCTTCCATCTTAGATATACCTTCAGGTGTTAAATTAACAGTTAAGGTTATGTTATCTACTGAAATATTAGTAGAAGAAACATATTTATTATCTGCTAAATTTATAACTCTAGAAGTATTTGAAATTAAAATATAATCAGTACTTAAAATATCTGTAGTTATTTTAGAATTATGTGAACCTTTAAATTTACAATTTGCAGCAATACCCAATTTAAAAGAAATAGTACTAGAACCTGCAATATAACTACCCAATAAATCTGTTTGAAGTTCATAGGTTAGATTTGTTATTTCTTTTATTCTAACACCTAATTCGGGTTTATATAAAAGAGTATTATTTGTAGGGGAAGATAAATTTGGAGAATCTGTTGCTACTTTAAATAATTGTATTTCGTTTAATGGTCCTCCACCTTTTGGAGTAACAAAAACTGAATTAATGTTTGTTATTTCATAAATATTATTTGATCCTGGAACAATAAACGGAACAATATCAGATAAGTACAAATAATATTCATTTGAATTTTTATCACCATCATTTGGATAATATTTAATTTGTTTTAATTTTGCCTTTGCTATAGTAGATTTTGGCAAAACCATAGAAACAATAGGAGCATTTGGATCAAAATTAACTGTAGTATTCATTGTTGACAGTGGGTTTGCAACTTGTGAATTAATTGTATTAAAATGTATTACCTCTACAGCTGCAGTAGGATCTGTATTTGGAACATTATAAGTTATATCATATGGAACACCAATTTGAAACTCAAAAGTTTTTCCTGGTATTTCTTTAATTGTTAAAATTGAATAACCATTCTCAGGAGTTCCTCTATCAAAATAAACAACTTCACCCTCTGAAATAATTCCTTCAATTTCTTGATAAACTTTATTACCAATCATTGAACTATCAATAAATCCATCAGGTAATAGTGTAGAAGGTAAACCCGTTAATGCATTAGGTGTTAAAATAGAATCCATATTTACACGTAATTGCGTTGCTATTTTTTCATCTATAGAAGCACTAGTATCCAAAGAATCTGAAAATTCTTGATAATTATCAACTTGTTCTAGATCTACAAATATACCATAACTTTTCTTTATGCCTATTTTACTAGAAATATTTTCAGTTAAATGTAAATTATTCACCCATCCTCTTCCACCATATCTAACAGTAGTTCCTTGTTGAAAGATCCATCCGTATTTGGCATTAAATTGATTTTTGGTTGTTAATATTGTTAATTCGGATGTAGTTTTATCCCAATTAACAACTATACCAACAGCAATTAGATTTTGTAAATTTTGATTTGAATCATTTGTTGTTGGAACAACGTCAAGATTATATTGATATACTGTTTTACCTTCTACAAAATCTCCGCTGTTTGATTGTTCTGAAAATTTAATACTAGTATATTGACCACATGTCGGACTAGCTTCTTCTCTTAGAGAAGCACTTGCAATACTATAACATGCACAAATTTGACCTTGAGGAGTATCCTGCATGACTAATGCACTAATACCATCATATAGTGTTGTACCATCTAAACTTTGAGGAATAAAATCACCATTTCCTTGTTTCTTAACAAATACTGTATGAGATCCTGTAGAATTCAACACTTTCATAATTATTCCTGTTGCTTCTACTAATTCATTATTAAAGTAATATACCTGTCTTACTTGACGACCAACAACATACGCACCTATACCTCTAACAGTTTGAGCTCCAATATCTTCAACACATGATGCTCCACCTGAAGTAGGACTAGTTGTTAATTTTATTTCCCATACATCATTTTCATCTATAGAATGAACTATACTTGTACCATAAGACATATTGAACTCTGAAGTAGGATTAAATATACAACCAGATTCGTATGAAGTATTATCTCCTGGTAAACTAAATGATTGATATGTCTGATTCATATCAGCAGATGGGCCAAACATAACATTATATTCCGGTATTTCAACATAAAGAGTACTAGGAGAGGTTAGTCCTTGATATGAGCCACCAGGAATCCATCTCCTAGTATTTGCTTGCTTTACTCTGATATGAGATTGTATATCTGTTAAAGTTGTTGGCGATTGGGGGAAAGAACCAATATTTAAATAATCTACCTGATAAACATAATTGCTTTCATTGTCTTCATATGTTCTATGAGCAGAGTCTAAAATATTATTTATATTTGTAGATTTAATTAATGTATCATATGCTGTAGTAAAATCTCCATGATACAACTCACTGAATACTAGTCTAGAAATATTAAATTCAGTTCTATATGAATTATCTAATATTTTAATAGATGGTGTATTTTTTCCTAATTTTAAAATACCTTTATCTTTGGTTGTTCTAGAATCTATAAAACTATTTTCTGAATCAGATCCTGCTTCACCAAACAATACTGGTCGTCCTACATCTGTTTTATGAGCAATAAATAAAACACTTTGATACAAATTTGTTTTAGTATAAGATATAGCACCAGTATCATACATATCTCTGTAATTAGCAATTCCAATAACCATTGGTTGAGATACTAATGATGTAAAATCGTTAGGTTTTTGAATATTTTTAATGCTTGGAGACCAATATAAAACTTTAAGTACTGTAAAAATATCATCTCCTCTTGGGAATAAAATAGAAGATATATTACTTTTTAAAGTTACATCTGGTAATTTATCAAATTGTATAGAGGTATCATGTTTACCAGTTGAACTATCATTAACATCTTTAGGAGAAAAATAGAAAAATGAAGGATCATCACCCAATACAGTTGAATTTATTTTTAAATAATTACCAATTGTTGTATCTATAATATTATTTTCAACAACTAGATAATCTCTAGGTTTATCCGAACTAACATATACAGGAGAAGATGTTTCAAATTCATATCCATAAATATATGCTTTACCAGGTTTAACTACAATAGAAAATTTATCAGGATCACCAGTAACTGTGTCTAAAATAGAATTTGTACCTGTATTATCAGCAATAATAAATGGAACAGAATTTGTAACATAATAGCAGGAAGATTGTTGAGTATTAGTATTTCCTAATCTTTTTAATGCAAATTTATTTTCATTAGCCTTTAATAGTGTATATGGATTATTTTCTGCACCAGTACGATTTTTAAATTTATACACATAAGAATCTAATGGCTGTAATACAACATTTACTGTTCCAACAATAGTAGTATTACTCTCAAAAGAATTTTTTAATATATCACTAACCTTGATAATTTTATATTCTATACCAGTAGATGATTCTATAAGAATATCACCAACAGTAGGAGGAAGATTATCTGATACCTGATTATCTATAATATACGGAGTATCACTAGCTGCAGGGTATGTGAATGGAATTCTGGTAATAGAAGGTGTTGGAGTTTCTGTATATGCATTTTCAGAAAGAAGAGTGATATTTGCAGAAACCATATCTCTTCTAATATGATTTTTAATTTCAATTTCAAAAGGTTTTGTGGTATATGAACCAGATTCATCAAAAGTTCTTTTAGCCAACAAATCTATTATATCTGAATAATTTGGAGTGTTTTTAACAAATATTAATTTACCATCTAAAATTCTTCCAATTTCTATAAAATTTTCAGCAGAAATTTGAGAAGAATTATCAATAGAAGTATTTCCGTCATATGGTAAAGAATTTAGTATTAAATCTATTCTATAACGATCCGCACCAGGAGCAGCAAAATTATAAGACCCGTTTGCAGGATCTGTTAGACTAGTGTCAGTTTTTGTAGTTATAGCACTTTTGTTTATAGTAAAACCAAAAATATTTGTAGGAGAATTGAATATTCTTTTTCCGTCAAAAGTAGTAGTATACAATGGTAGAATTTGAGAAACAGTATTAACAAAAAATCCATCAACATAAAATAAACCATCATCAATGGTTACTGCAGTTGCATTTCCTATAGAATCATTATCAGTATTTAATGGTTTTATTCTTATAGTAGCACTTGTTGATCCTAAAAAATCCTTAAGAGTCTGAAGAAAGGTATCAACATATAAATTTTCAGAATATGATAGAGTAGTGTCTGACCAATATTGCAAGAAAACAATAGCGTAATTGTCATAGACAGTCGCTGGCAACACAGCAATAACTTTTGCTCTATTGTTAGGGTTTACGTCTCCAATTAGAAAATGACCAACAAGGTTATTTAAATTATCAATTTGATAATTGCCATATAAACGAACAAAAGAAACTTTACTTAAACTTGTTAATCCACCAGTTACAAGACTTCCATCTTTAAAAATATGATCTCCAAATTTTGATATTTGATTTTGTAATATAGTTTGTAATTGAGTAAGTTCTCTAGCCTGTACAGCATAACCTGGTTTAAACAGAATTCTTAAAAAATTCTTATAATCATCAAAATCATCATTATAAGGATCATTTTGCAAAAGTGAGTTATGCGTATACGGCATTTATTTACCCCATTCCTATTATTAATTTTACTTGTAATTTACTATCTGTTCCGTGTGCTATTGGCTTTATGTTTTCTATATATATCATTTTTCCTGAATATCTTACAACCTCTGATGCTTGCACATCGCAAACTATGGATTGTTCTATAAATGTTTCAATACTATTTTCTAATTTCCATAAATTATCAACAAGAGAAGTTGTAAATACACCGTATATCATACTAACAATCAATAGTCCTGTTGTGTTTGTTCCATCATTTGTATTTATAGCCCAATCTATTACTGTTCCACTAGCAATATTTCTTCCACTAGAATTTTTTTGAATGATATTTAAATCTCTAGAAAACGAAGTAGCGGTGAATGGAACAGTACTGCCAGCAGGTCTTTTAATAACAAGTAGTACGGTAGCACGATATACTGTATCTGCTGCATCATCATTTTGTATTTTTCTTGGAAGAAGTTTATTTATTACACCAGATTTTGAAGCACCATTAGAAATTATAACTCTCGGATCTGTTTTATCACTATAAAATGATGTAACAATTTCTCCTGATTTTAAAACACCAAAACCATCAAAATATGATTGAGAAAATAATCCTTTTACATTATCTACAATTAGTTCACCCATTACTAAATTTTTATTAGGTTCCCATGAGAGTATTTGCGCTGTTGTATTAGTCTGAGAACCAATGATATATTCACCAGTTTTAAAAGTATTATCATCAAAAAAGTTATTAATAGTTACTGTTGTTGCGACCACATCATTTAATACATATGTGTTACCTATTCCTGGATAATCTTCTACTACTATAGGGAAGGTAGAAGAAGAATATGAAGAAAATCTATTTTGTACTGGTAGCAATGATAAAATTTTAGTTGTAGTATTAAAACTTTTAAATATTCCTATTGCTTGATTTGCACCAGTTCCCTGTTTAAATACTTTTTGAGAAAGGTTATTAGGATTTGAAAATGGATGACCAGATGATAAAGAACTATATGAAAAATTAATATCCTGAGAAGAATCAAAGGATTCAATTTCTAAAGAATATTGCGGTGAATATGTTTTTCCTGATTGTAATTGCACGTCTTGCACAATACCAATTTGTCTAAAATCGTTTAAAAATTCTAACATAGAATCCGCATTTGTTTTATTTAATTTTACAGAAATAATTAAATGTCTACATTGTAACTCGTCAAAAGCCAAATGACCATGACCCAAAACAGGAGATTTTATAACTCTTAGTTTAGTAGATTCTTCTACTTTTGATCCTGATTTAAGTATCTCAGCAGAACATTCTGTGTAATATAGACCACGATTTAAAATTTTAATTGCTTTAATTCTGCGTGTATTTAAATTAAAAATAGGTATTGCTGATGCTCCTATACCATTTCCTGTAATTTCAATTCTTGGTAAAATTTTATAAGAATCTCCCCGTAAATCTTGGGCCGAAAATTTAGTATCAGTCACAATCTCACCAGTCGCACCATTGTATTCTACAATATTTCTTACCTGACCACCACAAATACCATCACACATATAAATACAATAATTATTCGGATAGATTGTATTTGTTCTATCTATATCTGGTAATCTTGTATTTAATCTAATAATACTTTGATTTGCTGTTCCTGCTGTAAAAGAAGAATATTGTACTTTATGTGCAAATTCTGGAACATCAATTATAACAGATTCGTCGTAATCAACTGCAAAAGGATACTGTCCACCAGTTTGAGTGATAACTATATTACTAATTTCTCCACCGTGTTTATTTTTTGCATCAATTTCAACTACCAATTGATCATTTCTAACATCAAGAGGATCAAATATATTTGTATCTAAAAAATCAACAGGAATAAAATCATTTGTTATAAACTTCTGTAAATCTTCTGATATAGTATACATAAATTTCCAAATATATCCATCTGAAGTAATGATAGTATCTGTATTAGCAATTCCTGTTGGTGGGAATATGGAAATAGAATTATTATTATTTGATATGCATTTATACACATTTTTTTGTTCTGTCATCACATAGAAGTTGTATAATGGATCATCTTGTGATAGATTTTCAACATCATCATATTGACTGTAAACTGTACCATATTCCCAAACAATCTTTTTAACACCAAACGCTACTTCATTTGGTGCAAGTTTTTTACAAAAAATCATGTTTTTCCATGCTTCTAATTCTTCTTGATACGAGTCATTAGCCAATGGTGGGGTATTATCGCGTTCCCACGGTAAAGTTCTACCTAAAAATAAGAAATTTTCAGTTTTTGAAAACGTTGAAAAACTATCTCTAAAAGACTTTATTAATATATTTTTAAAGTTATTTTTTATCATATTATGGAATTACTATTTGCAAAGGAATATCGATCATATCGCTAATTTTTAAATCTTTCATTTCTACACCAGTATTCTGTATTAAACTATTAATGTGAGGATATACTACCCAATATTTATAAATATTTTCGCTATCCGATACTTCAGGGATATACAAAAAATACATATTTTCAATATTATAATCAATAGCACCATTTGTACTAGGTTTGTGTATAAAATAACCTTCTTCATCGGTTTGTGATGGTTTATTTGCAAAATAGTCATATCCATTTGGATAAAGATCAGGATAATCTAGATTGCCAGTATTTCTTAAATTAAGGGATGAATTGATCTGATACGCTATGTAATTACCTATTTTTGGAGTAAATGCTATATCAAATTGTAAATTTCTTTTCCATGAAATAAGTTCATTTCGTTTAAGTAGAGATTCTGTAAATATTCCAACACCCGCTGGATGGATTATACGTTTAACTACATCTAGGAAAATTGTAGGATCTAAGTCCGTTCTTAGAACATATGATAATTCTTGATTTTTCATATTATCTCTAAGAATACCACCAGAACTAGCAGAAGATGCATTTGTCTTCCAATATCCAGCATAATGTGTAATTGGAGATATACGAGGAGTACCGTTTACAATTCGTTCTTCTCCCTTAGAATTTCTCTTTTTAATTACAAAATTACCATCAACTGCCAATCTATAATCATAACCAGAATTTATTATTTTTAATTCTTCTATTTTGCCTTCTGTTGATTCTTTTCTAGTACGATTTCCGTCACATCCACAACCCAAATCTGTCCATGGTGTATATTCATTTGGTAAAGTGCTTGTTGTAAATCTTAATTTTTTTTCCATAGGATCTTTATATAAAACCATAGTGTGGTCGCCTTTGCAAGAAATAGAATGTATTCCTCCTTGTAAATTTCCTGGAACGGTGCATTGACCTTTAAGATTGTCACCCCAAGCAAACACTGAATTATTATCTAATAGTACTACCGTATGATTTGTACCTCCTTGAATGTCTACAATATCACTACCCTGAAGTGTGGTTTTAATCCAATATAAACCATTTTTACTATTAGATTCTCCCCAATTACCAGATCCTGATGTTGAATCTGTGTAAATTTCATCATTAGGCGTACCAATACTTGTTGCTTTTGTACCACATTGTTCTTTACCGTTATTTCCCCACGAAATAACTGTTCCATTTGCTCTAACTGCATGAGAAGTGGCGCTGCCACAAGTAATCTTAATAATATTTTCACTGTTTGCAGTTCTTAGTATTGATGGAACATTACATTGACCAAAGCCATTACTCTCATTACTTGCTCCCCAACATACAATTGATCCGTCAGATTTTAAAGCCATGGTATGATTTTCTCCTGCTGCAATATCTACAACATTTTGTAATATAACATTATCAATAATTACTTTCCATCCTCCAGGATTTATTCCTGCATCTAATGATGCTTGCACATTTGCTTCATTCCATGGAGTTGTCTGTATTTTAACTCCACCAACTCCAGTACCTTTACATCTTCCATACAAATTAAAACCAAATGCTGAAACTGTTCCATCGCTATGTAATAATACATTATGATAATGACCCGCTACTACTTTTGTAATATTGAGGTAATCATTATTACTGAATCCAGTAGTTCCGCCCTCTTCAGTCTTTATTGGCGGAGTATCTAAACCGTATGGCATAGATCCCGTTGGTCTGCCCCAACTTTCAATACTTGCGGTTGCTCCAAGAGTTGCACTATTATAACTCATAATTGCTACAGTATGAGAAAAACCAGAAGATACCATATTAGGATTAAGTCTTTGATTTATCTGATTGCTTCTATACGCAGCGTCTTGGTTGCTAAGATATCCACCAGCATTGTCATTTCCCCAACTTAACGCATGTAATCCTATTAAAGTATCTCTTGCAGGATTATGATTAAAGAGTGCTGTTGCAAACTGATTTCCAGTTACTACAGATACTGCAGTGGTTTCTATCTGTCCACCAAGTTGAGTAAGTCTACCAGTGTTATCTTGATAAGTTGAAGTACTAGTATTAATTTCTTCATTCTTCCAATCTGTTCCTTCTATAGTACTCCATGAAAAAGTTCCCCATCCTGATATCGAAAATGTTGGTAAATTTTGTGGTGCTGCTGTAGTGGTTGATGTTGTAGAAGTGGTGGTGGAAGTTGGTGCTGCTGTTGAGGTAGAGGTAGATGTAGAGGTGGTGGAAGTAGTGGATGTAGTAGAAGTAGTGGATGTGGTGGATGTAGAAGTAGATGTTGTAGAGGTTGGTGCTGCTGTTGAGGTAGAGGTGGAGGTAGTAGAGGTTGGTGCTGCCGTTGAGGTAGAGGTGGAGGTAGAGGTGGTGGAAGTAGAGGTTGAAGTTGTGGAGGTTGTAGGAATAGCAAAATTTTCCATACATCTTTCATATTTTTCTATAGTATCAATAATAGGCATACCAGCACACAATCCATCAGGATTTTCCAAATCACTTATAAATAAGTGTCTCCTATCATCAAGTTCTGGTTTTTGTATTTTTGTAACTAAAGCCAAATATGAATCTCCAGTTTCATTTTTTACTGGTCTATTTGGTATAACAATTGTGTCTCCAACAGAAAATCCACCACTTGTAAAATCAATAGTATCAATTACTGGTACTATTTTTAATTCTATAGTGTTGTCAGCGTCATCTAATTGAATATCAACGTAAACAGTTTCGCCTAAAATACCTTTAATGTAATCTAGCCAATTTTCTTCATCGGTTTTAATTCCAAATTTACCTGATATATTAGATAATGTTAATTCATAAATATTTTCATTTGGTATATCATTTAATACTACTTCTATTATTCTTGCATAAGCCTGAGTTGTATTATTAGATTTTTTCTGATAAATTATACAATTTTTAACCAGTAGTGCAGTTTTTTCGGTTAATCCTCTAACCTTTATTGTATTTTTTTGAATCCATAAATCACCAGAAGCCTTCATCAAAGTATTTTTAGGATAATATATTTCAATATATGTTCTATATAACAACCTAAACAAAAATCTATAAGCAGATTCTGTACCTTTTCGCACATAAAACTGTTTAATATTTTTTATAATTTGTCGTAAATTTAATTCTGATATATCTGAAATACTTTTAGGAAAATCATTAAGATATTGTGTTCTAAATGTATCTAAAAATATATCTGGAGTGGTATCTACATCTGAAATATTTTCCAAGGAGAATTGTGAATAGACAGGATTATTAGATTTGTCTAGCCACTCATAATACGCTTCTACGAAACGAGTAAATAATTTGTAATCTTCCCTAATAAATTGTGGAATTTTTTCTTTTATTAAGAACCACGTTGGAGATTCTGGATTATATTTTTCTCCTACCACATTAAATGTTATTTTAAAATCAGACTTTTCAATTTTTCCTGTTTTTATTCTTTTAATGTATCCAGTTAGAACATGACTGCCAGCACTTAAAAACGTAAAATTATAACCCTTATCAAATAGATCAATTTCTATTTCACTGTTACCATCTAACGATAATACAACTTTATAAATGTTTGTATTCTGTATATTATTATTAATAGTATATCTAAAATTTAAAGAATTACCATATAAGTTATATGATTCTGTTGGAAATTTTATATCTATTATAGAATCAGACATTAAGTATTACCGTATATCCTATTTGCTGCAGAGATATTATTTAAAGTATTTTTTGTAACTTTTTTCATATTAACCACTATGTTATCCATAGAATATTTATCAAATGCAAATACAGTATTCTTGTCGGTAAAAACATCATCATCATCGGTTATACATTTTATTGCAACATGATTTATATCATTATAAAATCCATCAACCGTTAAACGATTAATGATCATTTCTCCTGTTTCATAATTTACAGTTCCAATAGTAGAGATTAATACCTTTACAATCTTTGCAGTTACTGCATCTAGATCATAATAATAAACATTTAAAATACCATTAGAATCTTCAATATATGATACCTTCTTGATCAGTGCTCCGTTAGATATTATATTAGTGTAAAAACCATTAGAAGATACTGTGGTATATTCTAAATTTGGTTTGTATAATTTATTTCCAAATTTTAAGGTATATCCATTAGAAATTCCCAATACTGGATATATTCGTTTTTCAATTTTTGCATCAATAAGAACAGAAGCAATACTTGAATGAAAAAATACGGAATTCTTTATAAAATCTGAAGAATAAAAATCATCATCAAATCCTTTGTAATTGCTATAAACGTATGCTGTAGATTTGTTTATTATGACTTGTTTAATGTTTTCTTCTGTATCCAAGGTTATTGATGGATCATATTTAACATTAAGAATAACATTTAAATATAAAATATCAGGATCTTTTATTTGTATATTTGTACCAACTATTGCTTTAGTTCTAGAAATTTGTTCTATGATTTCCATCTTTTCACTGCTCGTTAAGAACGGAGCATTTTTAGGTTTTATAGAAGCTATGACTGTGCCGTATTGTGGTGGAATACTATCTTCTCCACCCCAACATCGTATTGATTCAATATTTGGAAATAATTTAATAAAAGTTGCTTCATAATCACTAGCAGTAACTGCTCTTTCTTGAACAGAAAAGTTTTTTAATGCGTTTCGGCGAACACTTTCAATGCCTTCTCTATTTGATCCGTTATTTGAATATTGAACGGTTTCTATTTCATATCCTGAGAGTGTGAAAGAACTAGTTACTTGTGTATCCATCTTACCTATATCATTTCCTGCAAGTCCAGATGTAATCAGAAATTCAAAAACAACAACATTTCCTCCACTTAGTTTTTTGCCAAAAATTCCATCTCCAAATTGTATTTGATAAATTCCATTATTTTCTTCATTGGTAAAAAATATTTTAGATTCAGAATCTACTTCTGTAATATTTTTTGCATTATTCCACTCATTCTGAAAACCAAGAACATCATTGATTCCTAAGAGAACCATTGCTCTAATGGTATCCGTTTCTATATTAGTATATGGTAGTTTAATTTTTGCTAATGGATCCGATACAATATGTGTATATGATGCAAGTACGCCTTGACGAATGTCAACATCTGTAGCAGCATACGATACAATAACCGTAGGATCATCTATATCATATTCATAAGGAGATAGTGTGTGATCTGTCATAACTGTAAACGGTATTGTTTCATTTGCAGAATTTATAGCAGTAATCACAGTATTTCTAAGAATTTTTTCTCCTGTATAATCCTCTGCAGCAATTTTAATATTTATTTTAGCCTTTGCAGAAACAGAAGATGCGGGAATATATCCTAAATTTTTTGAAATAGAAATAACAGAATTTCTTTTTTGTGCAGAATCTAAAAATGATTCATTTATTGCTAAATTGTTATAAAATGCACTGTAATAAGTATTGTATGATAACAGATCCATCAATACGTTCATTGATGCACCTTCAAACGAATATCCTTTAAATTCTGTTTGATTACTTAAGAAATCAATAAGAGAACTTTTAATTGATATAAAATCTAAATTGCTTATATTTTGTCGATTTTCATTCATGTTATTTTGTTCTTTCTAATCGTATTTCGAAAAAATCTGTAAGATTTCCTGAAAAATAATATTCTAATTGAATATCAATAGAATTTGAAGATTCATTAACTACTACGTTTAAATTCTTAATCTTTACTCTTTTTTCATATTTTGTTATTACGTTTTTTATTTTTGTTTTTAATTTTGCGTCAGATCCTATAAGATAATTTTCAAACATAAATCCTGTTATATTTGGCCCTAAATCATTTATAAATGGCTTTTCATATAATCCTAATAACATTAATGTTTTTAGAGATTGCTTGACCGCAGCAGAATCTGTTAATACACTAACATCTCCAGTTAATATGTTTTTATCAAAATTTAAATCTATATCTCTTACTATCATTAGAAACCTTTTTTAGTATTTAAAAATATTTGTAACAGTCGTTGTGTTTCTAACATCTGTTTATGTACAAGATCAGTATTAATCTTAATATCTACATCTGTCCATTCAACAGAAGCATACCCTATAATATTTAATCCATCCAAAGAATGAATAGAAACAACTGCAAATATCTCAACTCCTTTAGATTCCATAAAGTATTTACATAATGAACTTTTCATTTCTCTAACATATTGAATACTTATATCACCTTTATGTAAAATATTCATAAGTACATTAAATCTACTAAGAAGAACACCCTGATAATCGGTTATTGTGGGAAGAGTTAATATATCAGATGATTCATGTGTAATAGAACTTTTTAGCATAGAACTGCCATCTAGAAAATGACCACCGTTATGGAATTGTGATATAGATGCTCTATTACAATTAGAGACTATTCGTAATTCTGTTAAAATTTCATTTATTCTTGAGTTTTCTTTAGTTAATTTATCACAATCTACTACTAATGGGGTATTTTCGGTTGGTTTTATCATTTTTTTAATATTTGTCATAAATACCAAAATTCCTCCCATAATAAAGGAAACAACAACCGTACCAGTATCAAACCAAAAATTACTAAATTGCATAAAAATTCCTTTATAATAGTATGGTTATTTATAAGAATGAGTGAGTAATTCATCCAATAAAGACATTTTGTGATCCTGTTACTATAAAATGACCACATGATGAAAAATCACCCATTCTAGCAATGGGAATTCCGCCAGCAAATACTGTAGATGAAGCAGTTATAATATTACTTGAACAATGCTGTTCTTGACCATCATCTCCACATGGACTATGTGGACCAACAAAAGATCCTAAAACAGCAACAGGTAAAGAATTTACAAGTACTGTGGGAGAACCATTTATCAATATTCCACCAAAAACCGTATCTATACCTATTCTGGCGGCTGGTTGCATAAAATTAACCGTTAACCAATCTATCATATTCATCCGCAGAAATTTCACCATTTGCTAGTGCTGCAGAATAATCTTTCTGATTTGCTGTTTCTGTTGCTTCGGCTTGAACAGATTGTCCACATCCAATAGGCTTTCCTCCAAGAGAACTGAAAATATCATCAATACCCGCCATAATATCATCTATGAATCCGCCAATTGCATCAAATACCTTAGCAATAGCATCTGTTATAGCTTTAATGATTTTACCAATAACTTCCATAACTTTGTCGATAACTGCTCCTATTGTATCCAAAACTGCGTTAATGCCTTTCATAATTGCTGCTATGGCATCATCTATTGCTTTCATAACTGCATCTAATGCTCCACCAATAGCATCCATTATTGTACACATAATATCAGTTATAGTTTGCGCTATATCTCCAATAAATCCAGTAACAGCACCCAATGCTCCTTTAATTCCTTCTATAAATCCATTCTCTTCTGTTAGTGCTGTTACTTCACTCATAGCTGCCTGCATTGCTTCTTGAGGAATACTTGCAATGTCTTGAATTGTACCTGTGACATTATCAACCGCACCCTGAACATTTGCAACTACTTCTGCTGCTCCGTTTGTAACATCTGCCATAACTTTTGTAACAGGAGAAAGCGCAGATCCAATTCCTTCTGTTATAGATTTTAATATTGTTGAAGAATCTGCAATTCCTCCTGTTTGACCTTTTAAACCCGCAATTGTATTTGCTGCAGTATCCAATACTGCTAATTGAGCCTTTAAAGACATGATAGATGTTCGTAATAGTATCATAGGAGTTACACCATTTATAGTTCTTCTCCATACACCCATAGAACCAGGAACATATGGTATTACTGGTATGGTTGGAACTAATGGTGGAGTAATTCTTAAAGTACTCAATCCCATTATACCACCTATTGCTGGTTCAGCAGGAATTGGAACAGCAGGTATTCCGTTAAGATTAATGGAAGATCCTGTAGTAAATATACCACCAGATGCAAGAGTGTTGACAGTGCCTTGTGATAAAAGATTTAAAGAAATACCAGAAGTCATATTCAATAATCCACCAGACAATATGTGTGTATCTATTCCACTATTCATTCTTACTGTTCCTGGTGAAAAAATATCAACAGATGTAGTTCCTGTTACTGAGATCACAGGAGAAACAAAATTTATACTCATTGGATGTGAAATTGTATAACCGGTTGGTGTTATATCAAACCCCATACCAGGCCCACCTGCGCCAACTATTCCGTTTAAACTTATAATAGGAGAACTAAGAGAATAACTTATTCCAACAGTTTTTTCTTCTAATCCTAATATATTAGTTAATTTGGTTACTCCTATAGTTTGTGAATATGTTTTTGCTACAAATAATTGTTTATTACCTGCAAGAATATTACATTTCAAATCACCTAATAGAATAGTTGTTTCTTTGTACCCCATGGTTAACATTAAATTATCAAAAGTTCCATCTACTCTAACATCTCTATTACCACCAATTTCTGTAACGTGATCTTCGCCAACAACCATATGCATATGACCAGCAACTTCTAAATTATAATCACCATTAACAAAATGATTATAATTTCCTGCTTCTTGGCGAATATTCACATCTCCATGATTTAAAAGAAAATTTGCATCTCCATTTTTTAATCGAACATTGCAGTTTCCACGATTTATAATAATATTTACATTTGCATTTTCTCCAACTTCTATATCAAAATTTACTGCACTGCTAGAAGGATTTGGAGTTTTATCAGCATTAACTAATATCTTTAATGCTTTGTCTATTGTAACATTGCAATGACCATCTATATGAACATAATCATCTCTTAAAATACTTGTATAATTATCACGAACAACTTTAGTTACAGAATCTCCGTTTGGATGGATTTCTTGAAAAGTACCAGAACGATGAAATAAATGTATTCTTTCAGAACCAGGAGTATCGTCGATTTCAAATATATGACCAGATTCTGATTCTTGAACTTTATTAAACGGATAAATTGTGCTAGTTTTACCCTTTTTCTTTTTTATCTTTTTACCTTTTACTTTACCGTAAGCAGTCTTTGGTTCATTCCAATTACCTACTGCTAGTAGTGGATCTAATCCACTTAACGAATCTGATGCTCCACCTAAACCACCCAGACTCATAACACACCACCTAAACCACTTGGTGGAGTAAGTGGTGCAGCAAGACCTGTTAATCCACCCAATCCACTAGCACCTAATCCACTACCAAGAGATCCCTTATAAAAATTTGTAATAGAATTCATCATATTTGTTCCATTATTTAATACTGGTTTAAATGATTTAGATTTGGTT